ATCGTTGACGACAAGGGCAACAAGAGCAAGATTCTTCCGCCTGTCGCCATCGAAAAGGTGAAGGATGCGTACAAGGAGTTTGCCGAGAGCAAGGGTACAGTCGGCTCTCTCAAAACCATCCTCGATACCGTCCGCAGCGCCGGACTCGTTGAACTTGGCGAGCGCGGTGGCAGTAACGATGAGGACGGAGAGCGCGACAAGACAGGCAATGCTGCCGTTCAGGAGTTCAGCGAGAAGATGGGCGAAATCATGCGTAAGGATAAGCTGAATCCGCATGACGCACTCAAGCAGACCGCAGAGCAGCATCCTGAGCTGTACAAGGCATACATCGAGCGCGAGATTCCACAGCTCGCAACAAGCACAGAGTAGAGGGGGTGAACAATGCCTGCATCTAGGAACTTCCAGCTTGACAAGGGAATGGCAGCTACCGCTGCTGTCACCAAGTTCAGGGCTGTGAAGATTAGCAACGCAGCCGCGCAGACAGTTGCACCTTTCGCTGCTGCTGCCGATATTCCTTACGGAATTGCTCAGGAGTCACTTTCGACTGCTGAACAGGCAAGGAACTTTGGCATTCCCGTCGCCGTACTTGGCGCGGGTGGAGAGACAGAGATGGAAGCAGGAGTCGCCGGTGTTGCAATGGGCGATGAAGTTGTGTTGGACGCATCAGGTCGTGGCGTCACGAAGGGCACAGCTTCGATGGGTACGATCGTTGTAGGAATCGCACGACAGGCGGCAACGTCTGGCTTGCGGTTTACACTGTCAATGGGCGCCTACTAAGAGGGGGTGAGGAACTAGATGGCATTTTACGACGCCAAATCACTATATTACGATCCGATTCTCACCAACTTCTCTGTGGGTTTCCAGCCCAAGGGACTTGTTGGTATGAATCTGTTTCCACTCCAGGCAGTCGGACTCCCAAGCGGTAGATACCGCGTGTTCGACCGAAGCAACTGGCTCGTCTTTGAAGCACGACGAGAGCCGGGAACAGTAGCGAACGAGATTCGTGGCGGCAAGTGGAGTGAGGATACGTTCGCAACGTATCAGCATTCTTTGCAGGCAGCCGTGACGGACGAGGAACTACAGAACTTCCAGCGTTCGCTCGCATCAGCACAGACAAGCCTGTTTGCAGGAATCGACCCTGCACAGGACGCAACGGATATGGTAACAAGGTCGCTGCTTCTTGAGCACGAGCTCAAGGCCAGCAACTTGGCTCGCAACACAGCAACCTATCCGGGTGGCAACACTGTTACGCTGTCGGGTACGTCACGGTGGGACAACTACACTGCGACTCTGCCAGCGTTCCCGGTGTCCGATCCGGTCAGCGACATTATGACCGGCATCCGCGCTATCTACAATGCTGTGCAGGAGTATCCTAACCTGCTCATCATTCCGTGGGCAGTGTGGACGTGGTTGGAGAACCATCCACGCATCGTGGATCGCTTCAAGTTCTTCTCTCTTTCACAGCCGGGTGCGTTCCAGTCTTTGACTGGCTTCTCGGGCAACATCGTGATTGCAGAGTCGATGTACAACAACGCCAACAGCGTTGACGACACACAGAACATCACTTCCCTTTGGGGCAAGGATGTCATTCTCGCACACGTTGAGGACAACGGCCAGAAGATCCAGACCTTCGGCAAGACGTTCGCAGTTCCCTACGCGGACGGTAACGTTCGTACTGTGGATCGGTGGCGCGAGGAAGGCCGCAAGAGCGACTTGGTTCGTGTCTCGTGGCAGTGGGACATCAAGGTCGTCAACAACGCCAACGCCTACCTCATCAAGACGGCGGTGTCATAATGGCAATCGTGTACGCAGCAGACCTGTACCACGATGGCGGGTACGTCAAGAAGCGTGGTGACAGCTTCACAAAGGCAGACGCCGACAAGTATTTCGACGGCGTTGATCCGAAGCAGCTTCTCGAAGATGGTGTCATTTGCATGGACAGCTCACTTCCTGAGAACGTGGACGATCATCGTTCACCTTCTCTCAACGAGTTGGAAGCACAGATGGCCCGAGAAAACGCGGAGGATAAGCCGGCTTCTAAGTCCGCAGACAAGGGCTAGACTTAGATGCCACCCGTATACACCGTTTACACCGACGTCAACTCTAAGTATCTGTCTGACGCCGGAGACAAGGTTGCATTCACGTCGTCGGGTGATGCGACCGCGCAGATTGATTCTGCCGGTCGTATCATCCGTGCGCGTCTGGCAAGCTTCATAGATTCGACGTATATGTCTACATGGCAAGATACGACGAACACCCCTGAAATAATCCAGGAGATTGCAGCCAAGTTAGCTGCGGCGTTGCAGTACAGACGTCGTGCATCCGAGGATACCCCGGATCAGGTTTCACCCTACGCGCAGACTCTTTACGATGAAGCGTTTGCAGACCTGAAAGCAATTCAAGACGGTGATATGGATATAGTAGACGTGGGGCTCGTTCTTACTGGAACAGGCTCCGGTTTGAGCGAGCTCCACTTCTACCCTAACGATTCAGTTGACGACTTCGATCCCGATGGTGTCAAGTTTGAGATTGGAAAACGCTGGTAATGGGACTTATCGAAGTACACTGGATGCCAGAACCAGTTGTGATTGCCAACGAGTATGAGTTGATGGCAATCAAGTTTGAGAACCGGAAGCCAGTGATGGAAGAAGCTTTGCAAGTTGTCCTCGCTAACACCGAGCAACACTTTGACGAAGAAGGCCCAGGTTGGGCGCCGTGGGCAGACTCCACAGCAATAGATCCACGACGCGGCCCACTTGTGCTTACACGCTCAGGCGACCTACGAAGTGGAGCAACGTCAGAAGGCAGTTACGAAGTAACAAACAATTTCATTCTGTGGACAGGTGGAGCTGCACCTTCGTACTGGCGTTACCATTGGACAGGTACAAGTAGGATGCCACAGAGAAACTTCATTGGGTTGGACGCAGCGGGAGAGGATGAGGTTGTAGCTGTGTTCGATGCGTGGATGGGCACTCTGTGATATGCCATATTTGCTATCTCTGGATGACGTCACCCAGGCTGTCAACGATAGAGTCGTTGCACAAAAGAGTACGCTTGGATTCCGGCAAGTCTACTACGCGGACAACAATTTCACCCCACAGTATCCTAATGCGGTCGTTGTACATGGACGGCAAGCAAAGACCCGTCATTCGACCGGCAATAGGTTCCTATACACCTTTTCAGTCTTTGTCTACGTCTTGCACGCCAACATGAATTTGACTAAGGCTATGCGTAGTAAGGCAGACATTCAACTTGCGGAAGCGACAGGCGCAGTCATCGAAGGCAGCGATTTCAGTCTTGGTGGTCAAGTCATAGAATGTTATGTAGAAGCAATAGAGCCTGCACTTTTGCCGGCTCGTAAGGTAGGCGAGAATGTAGTGTCTAGCCGCATTACAGTCTACGCATCATCTGTTGGCTAGGAGGATACATGGCTGAATTCAAAGTCACGATGAAGCATCCTCATTTCCCTTCTGGAATGGAGATCGAGATTGACGGTGTAGGTGCTGTCAAGAACGGTGAGTCAATCCAGGTTACACAGGGAATGCAGGATTCGTGGAGTGCTGCAAACCAGGGACTAGATTTGAAAAAGTCTTTGGCTCAGAACGGTGCTGTTGAGTTCAACGGCAAAGACAAGTTGATGGACGACGCACGTTCAGCAGCAGACATCGACGTAGACGAGCAGGCAGCTCGTCAGGAGAATGGGGGTGAGAAGTAATGTCAGTAGGTGTAGGTGGACAGGGATTTGTCGGCATTGCAGTTGAGACTACACCTGGTACGTATGTTGCTCCGACAACGTATGTGCCAATCCTTAGTGAGAGTTTCCAGTACACTGAGGACAGGTACATCTCACCTGCAATTCGCAAGTCCACCATCGCCAACGACGTGAAACAGAACTTCTATCACGCCGAGGGTGACATCGACATGGAAGTGGACACCAGCACGATCATCTACTTCCTACACGCTTGTAGACTGTCGGTTGTAAAGACAGGTGCAGGCCCGTACAACTACGTGTACACACCTTCGGGTGGTGCTTCCGTAGGCCCGAACGGCAACAATGCAACAGTCAAAACACTGTCGGTTACGATCGTTCGTAACTTGCAGGTGTTCAAGTACGTCGGCTGTGTTGCCAGCACGTTCGCGTTCCGCATTGAGGATGGTATTCTCAAGGCGACGTTTACGATGATGGGTCTTGGCGAGACTTCGGTGAACACCGACACTCCGCCAACTCCCACGTTCACAACTCCATCACTGCTTGGTGCAGCAGCGCACACAGTTTCGATTGCACCAGTTGTATCGTCACCGACGGTTCCTACGTGGGTCGTGTCTACAAACTTCCAGACGTACACGTTCACTGTCAACGACAACGGTGCTGCACAGAACAGGATCAACAGCTCACGTCAGGCAGCTTTCATTAGCTATGGTGAGACTGAGGCCACGATTTCTGCTACACGAGACTTCGAGGTTCGTGCAGACTACGACAACTTCGTAGCTACCAGCTTGCAGGCATTCCAGCTCAAGTCGGTCAACAGCGCCGGTGACAGCATTCAGTTCAATACGTACCGTGGTGCGTACACAGCTTTCCCGATCAGCCTTCCCGGCATCGGCGAACTAGTTGTGGCCGCAGCAGAAATTCGGCAAGTCAACAACGGGGCGCGTCTTGCCTACGACATCACGGTGAACAGCGGTACTTCTATCACATAACACCCACCACAGGTGCCAAGACAAAGGAGAGAATAGTGCCTGTTATTGAGTTCAACTCGGGTGGGGAAACATTCCCACTCAAAAGCGCACCGCCAGATGGTTTTGTAAAGGCGCGTCCGCTGTCATATGACGAGATGCTTACCCGGCGTGACATCGCTGCCAAGATGGTTTACAGGCAGAAAGAGGCGTCGGGTAAGTCATCGTCTAACGGGATCGGTGCGAAGAAGGATGCACCACCTACACCAGAAGATGTTGAGATGATGATGGAGTCTGCAAACCGAGCTACGCAGATGTTCCAGTTCGCAAATCAGATTCTCGATCACAACTTGGAATTCCCCGGTGGAGTTAGAGTCAACTTCGCTAACGACGCACATCTCAAAAAGCTGCCACCCAAGATTGGTAGTGAAATCGAGGAACTTCTCGACAAGCTGAATGAAGATGTGGAGGAAGCGGATTTTCAAGAGCCGTCTACAACGTCCTCAGAGGCGGGCAAGGATTCGGCAACAAAGAGTCCCGCCTAACGCCCTTAGAAGCAGTTGCAGTTGAGTGGATAGAAATTACTCGGCTTTGCGAGAAGTTTCATGTAATGCCTTACGGTGGTGGGTTGTTACAACAGCCGAGTTGGGTATACAGGAGGATAAAAGCAGTCTCCGTAGTCGAGCAGCAACTCCAAGAAGTTGAACACAAGATTCAGGAAGCGCAGGTAAAGCAACGTAGTGGCAATCTCGGCTCGTGAACTAACCCTGATTCTTCGCGTTCAGTCTGCGGGTGCAAACAACATTCGCAGGATGGCTGCTGACTTGAACTCACTCGAAAAGAGTGGGCTTTCACTCAACGAGCGTTTCATCAAAGCATCACAGACGATCGGTGCCGTCGGCAGGCAACTACAGCTTGCTGGCGGCATCGGTACGTTTGCGTTAGGACTTGCTGCTAACGAAGCTGCGAAGTTGCAGACTCAAGTTACGCTTGCAGCTACCCAGGTCGGCAACACCACAGCTCAGGTCAAAGATCGAGCTACAAAAGACTTCCAGGGAATCTTGGATCAGATGACCAAGTTCCCACAAGCGTCGAGTGATATGTCGGCAGCTTTGTACGACATCTATTCGACGTTGAATGTCACTGGTAAACAGGGCATTCCGATCTTGCAGCAGATCAACAAAGCTGCAACTGCTGGTGCATTGACAGCTAAAGATGCAGGCTCAGGTCTGTTGAGCATCCTGTCTAACTTCAAGCAGATCCCACAGACGGCTGCTGGTGCACAAAAAGCTTTCAACACGATGTTTGCCGCTGTGCGTTTTGGTCGTGTGACGATGGATCAGTTTGCCACGTCACTACAGACTACAGCACCGGCGGCAAAGCTTGCAGGTCAGAGTTTGGGCAGTATGGCAGGTACGGTTGCATTCCTGTCCCGCTCACTTGGAGCTAACAAGGCGTCAGTAGGCTACGCACGTCTTGTTGAGGTTCTGTCGGGCCCACAGATGCAAGAAGGCTTGAAGAAAGTCGGTGTCAACATTGATACACAAAGCGGGAAGCTCAAGAATCTAGATCAGGTTATTCAGATCCTTGTCAAGAGGTTTCCGTACTTGTCACAGGGCGGTTTGAAAGCCATCAACTTCTTCAAAGATATTGGTGGCATTCAGTCTACGATCCAGGCCCGTCGTGCATTCGCTACGTTGGTCAAGGACGTTGGCGGATACAGAATGGTGTTGGGCAAGACAGTCCACGACCACAACGAGTTCAGGAAATCTTACGCAGTGATGGCTCAGTCACTTGGCGTACAGTGGGCCGTATTCCTGAACACGCTCAAGAGCATTGCCATCACGATTGGCTCTGCCGTCATTCCTGCATTCGTACAGATGTCAAAGCCAATCCGTGAAGCTGTTGTTTGGTTCCAGAAACTACCACAGTCTACGAAGGATCTTATCGGCAAGTTTGCAGCCTTCGCTGCTGTGGGGGCTTTGGTGGGCGGTACGCTGCTCACGATTATCGCCGGCGTTGCGATTGCAGTAGCATCCTTCGGAGAGCTCGCAGGTGCGGCCGCAATCTTGGGTGCAGGACTGGCGACGTACATTGGCTTCGCTGCTATCGGCAAGAAGATTTACGACAACTGGAACGACCTTGGCCCACTGTTTGAAAAGTTCGCTGGCTACATGAAAACCGTTTTCACTAATCTTGGACAAGCTGCAAAGGCTTTCTACGAAGGTGATTGGAGCGGCATGTGGTCGCATCTTGGAGATGCTATCAAGGCTGCTGTTCCTGGTGTCAAAGCAGGACTCGATCTGATCTTGAAATCAGTTGAGGATTGGGGCAAAGAGTTTGTGACAACAGTGCAGGGCGCTATCACAGCGGCCTTTGCTATCATGTTTGTAGCAGCAAGACGGCGTGGAGTTGGTGCAGGAAGTGAGAGGCTGTTAGGTGGGCTGTCTACAGCAGATTTGATGGCACCGTTCTTCGGTGGTGCTGGTGGGCCTATGGGCGTCGGCGTCAAAGCGGCTGCAAAGGCGGACGATATAAAGGCATTGGGGAAGTACCTTCCGTTTATGACTACGCAAGAGAAAATGGCGTACACGGAACTTCAAACACGCCAGAAGATAGCGAACACCTGGAAGGCTCAAATAAAGGCGCAGGCTGATGCTTTCACAAGTCGTAAGCAGATTGCAGCATTGGATCAAGTTGAAGCCAAGAAGTTGTACAGCTTCTCTAATGTAGCATCAGGCAGAACACAGATCATGCGAACAACTGGCGGCTTTGCGTCGGCAGCAGAATCCACAGCAGCACTCGCAATTCTGAATCGAGCGCCGGCGGAAACAGGAGCTGCAGAAAGAGGAGCAGCCGCAGCGGCAGTAGGGTTCGCTAAGTTGCGTGGAGGAATTGCGGGTGCTGGAACATCGTTGTTGCAGTTCATTGGCTTTGGTAACTTGTGGGTTGGAGCAGGAATCGCAATTGTAGGTGGACTTGTGCTTCTGACCAGTGCGTTCGGAAAGGCTGGATCAGCGTTCCAGAGTGCGTCGGCAGGATTGCAGCAACTGACAGATCAGTTGTCCAAGGCTACGGATGCATTCAAAAACGCAGCAGACGCACAGGTTCAGTTTGGTGCAGCCAAAACGACACTGAGGCAGCAGACATCACAGGTTGCAAGGCTACAGCACATCGTCCAGACAGCCACAGTTGGCTCCAAGATTTACAAACGTGCCGAGCAGGAACTTAGTGTAGCACAGCAAGCAAGAGCACAGTCCTTGAATGTTCTTATAGCAGCACAACAGAACTTGAACTCTGCTTTGAGTCAAGGTCTTGGGCATAGTGTTTCTGCACGTACAGGACTCAGACAAGCACTTGCGAATCTGCCGGCAGCTAGAGCTGCTTCTTCCCCTGCTGTTATAGCACAGAGGCAGCAGCAGTTTGGCTTCGGTACTGCCGATCCGCAAGTTGCACAATCTAGAGACCAAGTCAAGAAGCTGAACGATCAAATACAAGCTTCGGCTGTGTGGCTCGGTAAGGCTACAGGAGCATTCAACGAATTCGCCAGAGCAGGAGGCAATCTTTCTGGCGGACTGGCACTCAAGTCTCTTACAGCTATCTCTCAAATCTTGTCCGAAACTCTTGTTGGATCAGACAAGCTTGCACCTTCGATCGTAACTTTGAGTCAGAAACTTGGACGAGTCATCACGCCACAAGAATTGAAATACTTTGGTGAGCTAAACAAGAGCATCTTGCCTGGCGTTTCTCAGTTCATAGCAACAGCTCATCAGCTTCCAGGTTCGACTACAACTGCATTCCTGCAAAGCCACAGGAACATTCAGCAGTCTGCTGGTGCGTTGGTTGGTACGCTTGGACATCTACCTACGACGCAGCAAGTGAGATTCCTTGTTGACCACAAACAGTTTGACACTCAGATTGCTAACTTCATTCGCAAGTTCCATCAGCTTCCTGACAAGAAGCACATGGAAATCATCATCAACACTGTGCAAGCGGAACAGCATCTCGAGAAGGCACGTCAGCATGTAGCTCACTTGCAGGTCAATCTTCATCAGATCGGTAGACTACGTCCTGACGTACAAGTCAACACGTCCAAGTTCGATCAGAACATCAAGAAGGCACAAGCACAAGTCAGGACGTTGGACAAGACAGTCACAACTCCCCACACGAAGAACTACAACATCGTGTGGCATCCGTCCATCGCAAGTGCTCAGTCTAAGGCAAGCAGTCTTGGTGCACAGCTTGATGCTGGTGTAGCAGCGGGCATCACGTCCAACACTGTGTTGCTCAACAGTGCAATGACGGCGGCAGTAAATGGGGCAGTTGCAGCAGGTGTGAAAGCGGCAAAGCCCGGTTCACCATCGAAGGTAACTAGGAAGAAGATTGGTGACCCAATGCTGCAAGGTATCTTGGCAGGACTGACCAACAAGAAGGCAATCAACGATGCTGCTAACCAGGCAGTCTCGACCATGATTGACGCCTTCACTAGCGCACGGTCTACGTTCCAGGATCAGATGGGTGTTTTGTTTGCCGGCCCGACGTTCTTGAATCCAAACAAGCAACCAGACAACTTGCAGATGAAGATTGACTGGGGCGAGAGACTGAACATCAAGGACTTGAGCGGCGACCTCAACGCACAGGTACGGCAGTTCAGCAACTTCCAGAACAGTCTTAGGAAGCTAGATCGACGTAAGGGTACAAGCTTCGGATTCATTGATGCCATCAAGCAGCTTGGGCCAGCAGCACAAGCGGAAGTAGACGCACTGCTACGTGCAACACCTAAGCAGCTCAGGCAGTATGAGAAGCTGTGGGAGAAAAGTCAGAAGCAGGTCAACAACACTGCAAGCAAGGAAATCAAGGGACAGATCGCCGCATACAAGAAACAAGGTGCAGCAGTAGCTCTAGGTTTCCTGGACGGCATCCAGTCACACTCAGCGCAACTAGCGAGGTACTTCAAGAACCTGTTTCTCCATCTGTTCCACCAGGTCAAGCACACGCACAAGAGTCATTCACCTTCCCAGCTTTACTTTGAGGAAGGTGTGAATGTGATGAAGGGCTTTCAGTTAGGTGTGCAGCACCAAGCGCATCCACTACACATGAATCCGGCGATGCGCCCTGTGGGAGTGGGGAGACATCATAGGCCGCTTGTGGCATCTGTTACTAACAATTACTACAACAGAACGTACAACGTCTACCCGCAGAAGAACGAGAACCTTCTGACTGCACTACGCAAGCATGACCATATCACGAGGCATAGGCCATGATTGATTACATTCAGTTCTTAGGTAACAACGGGCTCAACGTGTTTCTCAACGACGACACGTACCCTATGCAGACGTTCGATTCATCGGTCGATACTTTGACTGAGGAAGATGCGCGGCCTAACGTGCATGGCTTGTTTCCAACTTACACGTATATGCAGAAACGAGTCATTCACATGGAGGGCGACATCTTTGGTGCCGACTTCAACGACTTTATCATCAAGAGACAGCAACTCATTGGGCCTTTCATTCCACAGCCAGAACTAGGTTTCAAGTCTAGTGGACAGTTGATTGTCAAGTACAGCGGCCTCAATGAAGCAGTGGTCGCGGAGTGCTATCTAGACGGGCTTCCACAGGTGCCATTAGAGGCTCTCAGCCCATCCCGAGGAACGTATGCAATAACACTCCAGTGTTTCGATCCGATCCTGTACGGAGCCAACCAGCTCGTTGTAAAGACAGGTCTACCGGGTGCTTCTGGTGGATTTGTGTTTCCAATTACGTTCCCACTCAACTTTACACTTGGACAGGGCGGCGGCGGTGTTGTCAACGTCACAAACTCTGGCAATGCTAGTGTGTATCCTGTCGCTACTATCTACGGGCCGTGTGTATCACCGTCGTTGGTCTTGAAGCTTACGAGTGGGGCTCAACTTACTATCACGCTTACAGGATTGCAGCTCAACACTGGCGACTATGTGGTGCTCGATTTCAAGAACAGAACAGTTACCACGAACACACAGGGATCAGCCTACAGTTTCTTGCAGGCAGGTAGTGTGTGGTGGCAGATTCCACCAGGAACATCACAGGTCACGTTTCTAGCGTTCGACGCATCGGGCGCAGCACACGCAGAGATTGCGTACTCAAACGGCTATATGCTCTAGGAGAAGAAAGAATGCCAGCTATTGATGCAGTAGAATATCTACAGAATGCACCAGCACCAGGGTATTCAGCAAGGCAGCTACGGCAGTCTTTCGTTGACATTTGCGGTGAAGGTGTGTTTGGTAGTGCAGACTACCGTGTTACGTTCAGTGCAGGTCTGACCGTGACTGTAGCAAGTGGCGAGGCTTACGTGCGTGGAGCATCTACAGCTTTGCAAGGCTTGTACAAATGTGACTTGGCTGCGTCCAAGACAGTTACACTGCCTGCTGCTGATGCTACCAATCCACGTATCGACCAGATCGTATTGCAGGTTCGTGACAGCGCAGAAGATGGCGGTGCCAGCAACGATGGGCAGGTGACGTTCATTGCAGGTACACCAGCACCAGGAGCTACGTTAGACAATCGTGCTGGCGCAGCGCCTTTGACGGTTAGCTCACCGTCTTTGATCGTACTTGCAGACGTGCTTGTAAATGCAGGTAACTCGCCGGCGTTGAGCAGCACGAACATCAGGGATCGACGATCGTTTGGATTGCAGGGTGTTGTACCTAGCAGCGTTTCAAATGCTGTGAAGGATCAGGTAATGTTCATCAATCCTGCTATTCCAAATATTGCTATTCGATGGGATGCTAGTTGGAGTTCAAAGCAGTCCGCGTTTGCCATGTATCTGCCACGTAGAATTGCTGCAACGCATATGCGTTGGAGATACGTGCAGGGATCAAACAACTCCACTGCCGCGTACAACATGGCAATATGTGATGCATCAGGTAGGCTCATTGCTCAGGCAGGTTCAGTAAATCTTGCTGGTGCTATTGGTACGTCACAGAGGCCGGTACTCCCATTCAATCCTGCATTACCAGCAGGCTACATTTTCGATGCTGGTTGGTACTACGTATGGGCTGGTGTTGCTACATTCGGTGTTGGTGCGTCGATTGGGTTCCCAGGTTACAATGCGGACAACGGCACTATTACTGCGGGCAACAACTCTTACGCATCTCCTGCCTTGAACATGGTGTTCAAGTCCAACACAGGTGACGCGACATTCCCAGCATCCAATACCATCCTTGGAATGGGCGATGCATACAATGACACGTCCGGTACTAACTGTTTGCCAATGCCACAGATTGCGTTGTCAGTAGGATAATGAGTACTCTCGTAAGCGCAATTCAACCTACCAAGGCTAGTGTCCGACGTGCTTCGTCTGGGCATTACTACAACGCGCTGCCGGATCAAGCTACGGCGTTGAGCTATGCTCAGATGTTTGACATCATCATCAGCAATCCTACTAAGTATCAGACGTTTGCTGATGCGATGCTTGGTGCATCAGGCAATCCTAAGCTGGTTCTCGGCAGCTATGACAAGTCAATTCAGAGTGATGCAAGTGTTCACTTTCCTGAATATATGTACACGCATAGTTCGACTACTCTTTCGGCTGCCAATCGAATCCCCGTAGGGTTCAGCTCTAAGTACACACAGATGCAGGCAGATCATACCGGCGCTGTGTACACAGATGCTCGAGGTTTTACAGCTACATC